AGCAATACGACATACCTACAACTTCATCTGATATTGCAATATTGGAGATAGACGAAAAGTCTATTGAACAGTATGGACAATGGCCTTGGAAAAGAACAGTCATTGCAGATATCATTTGGAAGTTAAGAGAATCTGGTGTAGGTGTAATTGTTCTTCCAGTTTTGTTCTCAGAACAGGATAGACTTGGTGGTGATATGGACTTGGCAGAAGCACTTGTCCAAAACGGTGTTATTATTGCACAGACAGGAACTTCACAAGATACCTTTCAAATTAAGAATGCAGTGCCTCGTGGTGTCGCTAAAATAGGTGACCCATTGCCTTGGTTATTTGAATGGAATGGAATGTTGGGCCCAATTCCACTATTAGGTGATAATGCAGATGGTGTTGGTGTTGTAAATACAGTACCAGAAATAGATGGTGTTGTAAGACGTTTACCACTATTAATGAGAATAGGTGATGAGGTATATCCATCTATTGCAATGGAAACTATTCGTGTTGCAGTTGGTGACCCATCATATCAAGTAAAAACACAAGAAGGTGGAATCACTGCAATGCGTGTTCCTGCCTATCAAACTATAAAGACAGATTCCTTTGGTAGAATCTGGTTAAGATTCAATAAAGAATTCCCTACACTTAGTGCAAGTTCTGATGACTACAGTTCTCTTGCAGGCAAGACAGTTATCATTGGTATAACTGCTGAGGGATTATCAAACATTGTTGCAACACCTAAAGGTGAGATGTATGCACATCTTCCTGCCGCAATATCTCTACAAACAATTCTAAATGGTGACACGATTGTTCGATTACCAGAAGCAACATTCTTAGAATGGGCATCTGCGATTGGACTTGCACTTCTACTAATATTACTTGCTGCAAAAGCACCATATTGGTTATCTGGTATATTCATTGTTGGTATTCCATTGGGTGTTGGTTATGGTTCGTACTATTACTTCATAAACCATTTACAGTTATGGGATTGGAGTTGGGTTGTTATCGTAACAACTCTGGTTGGATTCCATGCAATATTCAATAGATTTACAAAAGAGTTTTTCGAGAAACAAGCAATCAAGAAACAGTTCGCTGGATATGCATCACCAACAGTTGTTCGTATGTTACAGGAGAACCCAGCACTAATCAAAGAAGGTATGAAACGTGAGATTAGTATTGTGTTTAGTGACTTACGAGGGTTTACTCCATTAGGAGAATCATTCGGTGATGATGTAAAAGGACTTACAAAGATTATGAACGGATACATGGATGCAATTACACAACCGATACTTGACAGTGATGGTATGGTAATTAAGTATATTGGTGATGCATCTATGCACATACACAACGCACCCAACGATGACCCACATCATCCACGGACAGCAGTAGAGTGTGGATTAGAAATGCTTAATGCAGTGGAGAAGTTTAATGAAAAGATTACTTCAGAAGGTAGGCCACCCATTGGGATGGGGGCTGGTATTAATACTGGGCTTGGTTATCTGGGCGAAATGGGAAGTACGCAAAGACACAGTTACGATGTCCTTGGAGATTCCGTCAGTACAGCAGCTAGAATTGAATCCAAATGTAAAGAGTACGGATGTTTACTACTTGTTGGAGAAAAGACATACGATGAAACAAAAAACGATTTCTTCTACCTCAAAGTAGATGAACTTGCAGTAAAAGGTAAAAGTGTAGGAATAAGAATTTACACAGTTTTAAACAGACATTGTGATTTGGATGCTAAAAAGAAACATGAACTGATGCAACAATGTTACACTGAAAAAAAATTCGACAAATGTATCAAACTTTGTAAAGAATTATTTGAAGAGTTTGATGGTCAGATGTCTAAGTATTATGAGATGTGGATTGAGAGATGTGAGTATATGAAAACACAAGACCTACCAGAAGATTGGAACGGTGTATTCATAGCAACTACAAAATAGGAAAGGAACTATGTTATGTTGTGGAAAGATTTACTTCTTATGAAGTTTGAAAATGGATTTCGTATTTTATCCGAAAAAAATACAGAAGATAAACACTTTGTAATTGATGATGTAAAAGTTGAAATTGGTGATGAATTCAGAGTTGGCCCAAATGGTTACTTTGAGTATATCGGCAATCCATCAAAAGAACTATTGGAGTCATACAAATGATGTGGGTAGATTATACAATAGACAGCTTACCAGCAGGCAAAGGATTTAAAATCAAAGGCGATTGGGAAGGTGAAGTAATGGGTGTAAGTAAAGACGGCACTCAGAAAGAACATTATCTTTACAAGCCTGGAGATGTCTTTCGTGTAAACGAAGGCGGTTGGTTAGTTAAGGTTGCTGATAAAGACGGTGCAGTTAAAGATTAATAACTGTATGCTTCCCAAGATTCGTTGTTTGATATAGGAACAAATTGTGTTCTACTACCACCACCTGTTTGGGTTGTGGTTCTTTGAGAATTATCAATAACAGTAGTTCCACCATTTGTTTGTCCATCTGCGATTGCTTCTTGTAGAGCAAGATTTGCTGCTTCAAGTTCACCTTCTCTTGCTAATAACTTCTCAAATAATTCTTTATCTGCGAGGTATTTTTCTTCTGTATCTCTACCGAAGTATGCGTTTTGTCCTCTTTCAAACTTGTCCATACGTTGAGAGATTTCTTCCATCTCCATCGCAGTAAGAGCTTGTTCATCTTGATTAGCTTCTAGTCTTTGTCTATCTAATTCATTTTGTGTTGCTTCGGGCGATTCAGCTGGTGGTTCTTCATCACCAAATCCAAACCAACTCAACACTTTACCAGCGCCTGGAATAGACTTGATAAGTCCCATGATGTCAATATCAAATAAGCCTGTAAACCAATCGAAGATGGATTTCGCAGTATCAAATATTAAACCACTCAATGAGAAAGGTTCTTCTGGGTCACCAAACCCAAATAACCCCTTAACAAAGTTAATTGCAAGGTTCAGTGGTGCGAATACGATGTCTATAAGTTTTCCGAATACTTCAAATATAGTTAAGTCAGAGAAGTCAAATAAGTCTTTAACGAAGTCAATCATTCCTTGAATACCATCAAAGACTTTACCAACCAACCCACTAATCATATCACTGAATGAGAATTCGCTCATCCATGTCATGTCGAATCCCATCTTTGTTCCCAACCAAGCAATACCTGCTTTAAGGAAATCAAGTGGAATACCTACAAGTCCGACTAGCATCTTACTGATACCACCTTCCATACCACCGATGATTGTACCTTCTTCATCATAACCATCCATGAAACCTGTTACCAAGTCAAACACAGACATAAGGATTGTGATAGGCATGAATATCTTACCAAGTACTGTACCAAGTGTACCAGCAAACTTAATAATAGGTTGGAATACTGCCATACCAGCATCCAGTGCCACTACACCAAGTCTCAAAGGAGACATGAATGATTTAACTGTTGCCATGATACCTTGAATTGATTTGACACCAGCCTTTGCACCATCAACTGCTGTTTCAGCAGTTTTGCCCGCTGCACCAGCTCCTGCAGCTGCGGCAGGTAATATTGTTAGTGCTTTAAATGGTGCGAGGAAACCTTTGATAGATGCAAATGTAGATTTAACAGGTGCAAGTAAATCTGCAGCTGTATCTGCAATAGTTAATTGACCTTTAAATCCAGTGAAAAATGTTTTTACAGATGCAACACCATTCTTTGCACCAAGAACTAAGTCATCTGCTTTATCTACGATATTGAGTTTACCAGCAAAACCACTAAAGAATGTTTTTACAGATGCAATACCATTTTTTGCACCAAGTACAATATCGTCTACAACTCCAAGTGTTCCTGCTTTAAATTTACCAACAAACCCACTAAAGAAACCTTTTACTGATGCCATAGCATTCTTTGCACCAAGTACAACATCATCTACTTTATCAGTAATTCTTAATGCATCATCAATCTTAGTAAAGAAACCTTTGATTGCTTTAAATGGAGCGCCCAGTTTACCACCTAATAAACTATCTAATACTTTGATTTCTGCTTTGAGTGATTTAAAGAATGCTGCAATTGTAACAAATGGTGCCGCAATCAATCCAAGTACTGCACCAAGTCCCATACCAGCACCAGCTGCAGTTGCATTAAGGAAACCCTTAAGCATATCACCAATACCACCAGAGATTTTTTCTAATAGTGTTATTTGATTTTCTTCACGCCGTCTTTCTTCATTTGCTTTTTCAACTTCTGCCGCAGATAAACTATCATCATCTGGGTCTTTTATTTCATGTTCAATACCTGTCATTGAATGTGAAATTTCCATGAGATTATCATTCATGGTTCTAAGTATACTTTCTGAACCTACAATAGATTCAGTTTGTTTTTCTAGTTCTTTCTGATTATCATCTGATTCTTTTTTATTAGATATGCTAAGTGCTTTAAAAGATTTTTCTATTGCACTACCGCCAGGCAGACCCGCAATAAGCCCTGGCATGAATTGTTTAAAAGGACTAGTAATATTATCACTAACCTTTTTAACTTCATTTGCTATTTCTTTACCAAGTACTTTTCCAGAATCTTTAACGGCCATTGTTTTTTACCTTACTTCTTTTTTGTGTATGCTTGCGAACCGAAGAACGCTGCAACTATACCAGCAACTGCAACAAAATATGTTGGAGCCATACTGCCTAGTGTTTTTTGTGCTTCATCTAATCCAATCAGTGATGCAATTACTACTGCAAATGGATATAACAATAATCCAAATAAAGCAAACCATGTCATTGAACGCTGAGCGTCACGCATGGCATCGTTATCTTCTAGTTCTTTACGTTTGAACTCCATGTACATTGCATGTTCTTCATCTGATACTTTACCATCCCCATTAGTATCTGCTGGGTGATGTTTCTTAACCTCTTCTTCTGCCATAATAGTCTCTCCCTCTATTATTATTTATGTTTACGGTTCGCCGCACGTTGGCGTTCCTTCATTTGTTGCTCTTCCAAATACTGCAAGAGTAAGGTAACATATACTTCCCTCTCCCACGGCATCCAATCTTCAATTTCAGTTAAAGAAAACTGATGGTGTTTCATTAAAGCAAAATTAGTTTTAAAATAATTCTCTAATGAATTATGAGAGAGGGCGACTAAAAAAAACTAGCCATCCCCTCAAGTACAACAGTACTTTCAACACCAGTATTTGGATTTTTTATTTTCACTTCTTCTTTAACACGAGGCATCGTAGTAAAGAAGTTATTCATTTTCTCAAACTGTTCATGTGTCATAGATTCGATAAATTCATTTAATTCTTTCTCATCCATGTCTTTTCTGTCAGTGACATTTTCTGCATCATAGATTGAATCTACACAATTTTTGATAATTTCAAATGCAGCTTCTGGTTTATCAGTTTGTGCTGCCATGATATCAATCATAGGGTATTTCATCATAATACCAATACCGTCACCCAATTCAATTTTATTGTTATGTTCAACATTAGTAACACACTTAATATCTGCAAGGTTTATTTCAACTTGTACTTTTGTTTTCTTGTCATCTGGACAAGTAACAGAAATCTTTGTTTTTTCACCAACAGATTTTGCACGAAGTTGTAAGAACACATATTCCAAATCAAAGAAAGGTAGTGTATTTGCATCTACTTTTCCAAATGTACAATTATTGATAATATCTTTAATTGCTCTGATTTGGTCTTTTTCAGTTCCAGCACTTTGTGCCATTAGAAGAAGTTTTTCTTCTTTTACAAGGAATGGACGAAATTCCACTTTTTCACCATTCGATGGTAACGTCAACTCATGTTTCGCCGAGGCGAGTTTTGGTAATGCCATAATTATCTCCTATTTACATTACGATGATTAAAATCTTAGTCCTCTTCCGATTCCTAGATTACTTATTGGGTTCTTAGTTATTCCTTTAAAGAAATTTCTGAACGCCAAAACTTTTTGTTGTGCAAACACAACCTTATCTCTTGCAGCCAATACGTCATTGAATGCTTTACCAGCATCCTCAAAGATACCTTTCTCACGGCCTGGGAATTTGTCATTAAATGCTGCACCAACTGGTCTACTTGTGTTTGGAAACCTTGTAGAATTAGGTGTACCAACACCAAAACCAAGTGAAGGCGCACCTCTTCTTGTAACAACCTTTTCTTTATACTCTGGATATTCAACCCACGTTGCTTTACCAGATGCAATATCTCCTTGTGCTTGTAATGGTATCCATTCTTTAAATGAAAATCCTACAGTATGTTTTAATAACGCACTAGCAGTTTCGTTACTCATTTCAATTGCATTCAATGTTTTAGGAAAACAGTTCTTAATCTTTATTCCAGCAGTTCTATTATTCTGTTCATCTAATTGATATACTTCTATATCTGCAACATAGTTTCTATAATATTCTACATTATATGAATCTGGTGCAACAATATAGTCTTGCCAAGAATTAAACACCCATCTTTCTTCATGTGTATTTCTTAGATAAAACTCAATTGAAATTTCTTCACCGTATGTTAACCCTTGTGCAACTTCATAAGAAGGGCCATAAATGTTTTCGTCTGTAGTTGTACGAATGTTCTTGCCTGGAAAGGATACACTGTTAATACGAAAAGTAAAATCTCTAGGAAGTTGTGATACCATATTTGCTTTAATTGCAGCAGGGAAATTGATATTACACTCAAATCTATTTGGGCGTGCTTGTCCACCCTTCATCATGGATGCTAACCATTCTTCAAATTTATTTTCAGCCATTAACTTGGTCTCCTTGGAGTATTAACCATTCTTCTAGAATCTGCATACACTCTGCTTTCGGTTGCTCTTTTGAATCTTTGTACTGGTAACAAAACCGCAATCATCATTTCGTCTGCATTAATAATACGAAATGGTGGTTTTACATGATCCATAAGATATCTTTTAATTGTTGGTTGAACCATTCTATTTCTTTTAATTCTATTCCATGTTAATTTGATTCTAGTACTTTCGTCCATAGGGCCATTGGCATACTCTGCCATCACGTTCAATAATTTCACACGCATTGGTACTGATAGATAATGAAAATTTAATCCCATAAATCCCTCAGATACATTATTTGCACCGACAGGTGTTATTGGTAGTATAAGAGGAAATCTATCATAGTAAGGAAGTACATTTTTGTCATCTTTATATTTGGGACTGTACATGAAGAAATTCATCTTACCGAATACTGGGCGAGTTTTTAACTTACCCTCACGGAGTTGTTCCCTTGGATTTATGTCTCCAAGTTCTTTTACTTGCTTTCTAAACCAACGGATAGATAAATCTCTACCCCCTGCTTTTTCAACTATCTTGTCAACTGCATCTGTCATACCTCTATTTATACAGTTAACCTAAGTGGTCTTCAGTTAAAATCTTGAATTCCATGTTTCTATCGTTACACCATTCTATTGCAGACTCCCACTTTGCTTGGTTTACACCCCATGTACGGACTTCACTGATAAATCGTGGTGTTTTACGTTTAGGGGGTTTTGGTGGGCCACACTGTGCCTTGGGTTTCACTTCAATGATGATTTTTTTGATA